AGAAGAACAATTAGTGGAAACATCTTCGCCATGACTTTATAGAAGGCCTGCCCCTCTTCGTAGTACTTTTTAGGGTCATTGAGACCATCTGTCAAAAGTTCTTGTGCTCTTCGTATGTGATACTGAGCCTCTTCTATACAGAAGTTCTGGTATTTATCCATTAGTGTATGTACTACCAGCTTCTTTAAGCATGGGAACACATGGGACATTCATGTAACCGTGGAAAGCACAGGGTACACACAAAGTGATCACATTTCCTAAACTTGAAACATTTCCCCTTGTTGAGACACACAGGACATTCCATGTACTCAATTGTTTCTAGAGCTTGATTCTCAAATCTCCAGAAACAATTTGAACATACCTTCAGACGAGAGTCCCTTAATTTATAACATATATCAAAATTAGGACACTTAGTCTTCATGCTATATAGTTGGTATAAATTCCCACTGCAAATCGCGACAGATCTTCTTCCAGATTACATCCTGTTGATAAAGCTTCTCCTTGGATTTGAGAAGAGGGAAGTACTGCAGGTACTCATCCTCCCCTAAGAGTTCACAAAACTTGTAGAGGACGTAGGAATAACTCAAAAAGTTTTTCCTCTCTGACGGACAGTTGTCATCAAAAGGTTTTTGGATATCCTTAAACATAATCCTTAACCGCTCTTCCAACTCTTGGGGCATATTCGGCGCCCTAATACCATTAAGGATATTCGTAATATACGGGACATGCTCATAGTATTTATTGAGTCTCAACTTCTTGAGAAGTCCTCGTATTTTCGCGTGTGTAATTTCCTCGTATTTTCGCGTGTGTAATTTCGTCTAACTTTTTGATCTTTATCTTTTTGAGTTCTCCCCTCAACTGATCCATGACTTCATCTGGTATTGTAGTCATCTCTTGCGCCTGAAACTGACTAAGCCATTCATTGAAATGATTTTCCCGCTTATAACTATAGTTGACGATTTTCTCGGACGTTTCTTGTTCTTCTCTATACGTCAACTCTTCACTAATGAGGTGTGCTATGACTAGTCCACATGAATCACACACAAGTTCGCTTGTGTCATGAAAATGTAAAATGTTACTCGACGAACACTGTTCACATTGTTCTATTTTACGTTGCCTAGGCCTAGATACATTTTGATTTTCAACTTCAGCTAGATAGTCTATGAAAATGTCTTTTCGTTTCAGCCCTACGGTTTCTTTCACTTTAAATACATTATTTGTATTTGTTTCTACATCTATATCATCCGTATATTGATTCATATAAGGCATACATCTGATTAGATAATCGGACATTTCCGCTTCATACCTGCTTTTGTTATGGGGGTCGGTATCTATAAGATTATTCCAATTTTCAATCTTATTGTTGTACCTACTTAAAAAGTTTCCCTCCATTATAATTAAGAATGTTGTTTAAATTTTTAAGTACCGTTATTTTCTGGTATAAAAAGTTTACTACATACCCAGACTATCACATCATTTCTGAAGAATTAGAGTATAAGATTGACTATAGAATTAAATACTACATTGAAGACGATTTCTGGTTACAAGAGAGTAAAGATTGGGATGGGGTTCTCGAAGAATTTTATGTTTTAGCGACTGGTAAAAATTTCAGGAATACCATTATTCCACAGAACGTCAAAAACCTTGTTCTTCGTGTCAAATATTGGTACGGTGGTAAAATTTACAAGGCTATTTCTACAGACATTAAATTTAAACCGGGTGAAAAAGATTACAATGGTATGAATTTTACGATTCCAATCAGTAATGCAGTGTTGGTGGATCACGATGATAAACCACGTGTAGACATTACTGAAAAGGTGAAAAGGTACGCGGGACCGAGAAACGACTTTCATGGGGAACGTGTGCCATTACAAAGTTTTTTGTACTACACAAAAAAAATGCTCGAAAAAAAGTATCCAAAGATAATCATTTCAAATTCACTGGGTATGAAAAAGATTCTGTTGACCACTGAAGACTTTACATCTAATCTTCGGATACCTTAGTTGCCAGATAAAATTTGAGATCGCCTAAATTGGCGACGTTATATTTAAGAATCAAAAACCTGTTCCCATCTTCTTGCATTATTTGCACAGACGCACACATACTCGTGGCCTTTGTAAATATATTTAAGTACCGCAGTGAATAGAGACCACCAATTTCCGGACTTTCATCTGGACACTCTATACATGTTTCCTGGCATGCAAAATCGCCATCACATTTGAGTTTGAATTGTGTACCACACCTTGTAATTTCAATGTCTTGACCTATATTTGACATATCACGGCACAGACGTTGAAAATCCGCTGACGGGAGAATAGTCACACTAGTCATATTTACGTCTGGAACTTCAATACGACTCTCATTGATGTCAAGGAGTTTTAATTGGAAATGTGTATTGGTTTTCTTGGATTCACTGATAATTTCAATATCCATAAATTCCTTTGAATTTATTTCAATCTTAAGAACATCACTATTTGTAATAGTTTTCAAAAGTTTAAAAGTATTTGAAATGTTGATACCGGCAATAATCTCCTGTTCACATGAATATTCTTCAAAGTTGTCGGCCGCCAGGTACATATCTACGAGTGATGTTCTGGCTGTATCCAGTGTTACGATGTACATTCCATCTGGTTTAAAGTATATGTTTACATCATTTAGGATATCTTTTAATACCTCAAAAATCGACTTTACAGCGGAGGCCTGGATTGTCACCAATTTCATATCTACTAAATATTGTGCGTTAGATCTTTAAATCTGTTCCGAGTAAGCGATTCCCTTTGACACGTCACGATTGATCTTTTCTTCGAGTTCGCGTGTCATTGCGGGTTGGAGAGACTGACCGTAATTGTCTAATGAGAATATGTCATCCCCATTTTCATTGTTGTCAATAGATGTCATTGAACACCATCCACCCCCTACGCCGCAGTGTTCGATCTGTTTGTTTGGAAGAAGTGATTCTAACCAATTTTTAATTTCGTTTCCAACTAAAATTTTTCCATTTTTTGTCAACATTGTGGGTACCCGTCTAATTTTATTTTGATACGCAGGAGGTACACCCTGTGTATTTACATTATGGTAATTTACAAGTTGTTTTAATTGCGGTTTACTGCTGATGTAATCAATAATTTCCATTGAGTACTTGCATCTCGGACTATAAATCAGGAGTGACATCTAATATGTATATCGGATTTTCTAAAAAAAAATTAACGCATACTAGTAAAGATGAAAGTACTTTTGATTGTCACATTACTTGTGATTGTTCTCCTGCTCACTCGTCGAGAGCCTTTCACAGAGGCTTTTGGGTTTTCAGGGTACACAAAACCAGTTGGTACTATCCGCTTTGATGACCCCAGACCGGACATGTCTGCGTATACTCAGGCCGAAGCCAAAATTAGCAACGATATGATGCAGAAATTTGTCATGTTGACAAACAACGAAATTTCCAAGCGTACCGGTCTTTGTACGTATATCATTGAGACTACCGCGGTGAAGAAATATACCGGTCCAAAGACTATGTATGAATGTGTGTTCATGACTGTTAAAAATAGTGGATTTGCATTTGGATTCTCTGTTTCTGTGATGTTCGAAGTTGAGGGTGACAATATTCGCATAGTATCCCTAAGATCGCAGCCACTTGACGTTGAAACACCACAGGACATCACCCCATATACAGGTGATAAAAGTGGCAAAGAATTTGTCGATTACAAACTTGTCAAGGAGAGGGCTTCCCCCACTTCGAGTGAGTTTGATTCGGTTAAAAATAAATTACAGTAATTGTAATGCTCAGCATCAATGATGTAACGAAGATTGATGAAAAGAGAAAACACATCAAAAAGGAAATCTATAAAAAGATTTATGAACAGTTTTCTCGAAAAATCAAAAAATCGGTTGAACTTGGAAACAAGCAAATATTCCTCACAATACCGGCGTTTTTGGTTGGTTTTCCCGTGTTTGATAGAGCTGTGGCGGCGCAGTACATCGCAAGACAATTTAAAAATGGCGGTTTCAATGTGAGTATTGTGGGTGAATATGAAATTTATATCAATTGGATTATAGAAAAACCTAAAAAAGACAAGCCTCGTCAGGATATTGTAGATGAATCCGAATTCCCAGATTTAATGAACCTCAAGAAAATGGCAAACAAATACAGGAAATAGAATTCGTGTGTGCGTGACACTTAAAGTTAAAAAATGTAAAAATAGTATATAACATGTCTGATCCACTTAATATTATGGTAGAAGCCCGTAATGAATACATGGGTCAACTGTGTATGATTATGTGCCCACCAATGATTGAAGTTTTTCAAGATATGTATGACGAAGCGACAAAACTTTCAAAGGGGCGAAAGACCCTTATCATGTTCCAGAAGCTTCTTAAGGAAGTTCCAAACTGGTCGAATGCGATGTCCAAACAACACTCGGATAATATTGCGAATCGATGCGCTTGGTTTAATGATTTATTAGCGGCCGTTTTCGTCGCGTGTACGAAAATTCTTTCAGCTGTTCGCCTTAAATCTGATAACAAGAAAATCAGTTTGCGTCTTCCAACCAACGAAGTTTTCATCCAGACATGTTACAATAATGCTGCGAAGGACCTCTACAAAGATCCTTACATTTTTCACGATGAACAGAGCGAATATATACGCGATGAAAAGCTCACGAGGCGATTTACCATGTGTATAGAAGCGTCTGTAAAAGAACTCATCCCAGTTCAGGAAATCCTCCAAACATACATGTCCCAAGAAACGCGCGACATCGACCTCGATGGGGAAGTACATGATTCAGAAGACCCGGATGTGTTTGAGGGTGTTGATGAACTTCCAGAACCGGAACAAGAACCAATTCCAGAACAAGAACCATCCAATTCCAGAACAAGAACCATCATTCGAAGAGCAACCTGTTCAACCCACAGGCCTCGAAAATGAATTTAAGACGGTGCCGGGTGTCCAGAACCCAGAACCAGAACCAGAACCAGAACCAGAACCACAGGGGGTTGAGTCTCTACCACAAGAAGATGACGATGTATTTTTCGGTGATGCACCAGAACATCACACAAAAAAAGCTGCGTATAATTAAATGGAAGACCTGTCCGAATATCTTCGAGATCCAGTGAGCGCCGCACTCATCGCCGCGGTCATCACTGCTGGTTACATTCACCTTAAGGCGCACCTCAATAACGAAGGAAAATTGGAACTCAATAAATATACAAAGCCAGCGGTTCTTAACGCGATTCTCGTTTATTTCATAGTCTCTAATGGCCTTGGTCAGAAAGAAGCTATATCCACAGACCCTTTCTAAACTTAAAGATTTACCTCATACATTAACCAGAAAATGACTTCCGTCAACGCATTCAACGATATGCTTGGTCAATTTCTTGTGGAATTGCATAAGACTTTTCCAGACGAAAAGGACATTAAGAAGATGATGACCTCTTTTGAGGTTTTGCGAACGACAAACCCACGTTTAGTAGTTGACGGTTTTATGAAAGGTGCGACACCGTATGCCGACAAGATCTCCGCGAAGGATGAAAAATTCATCCTCGAAGAGATTGAAAAGATCGATATGCTCAAAGATCTCAACATCAAAAGCTATTGGGATCGTATGAGTCCCAATACAAAGGCTGCAACTTGGCAATATCTCCAGACACTTTACATGCTTGGTACGACAATTACATCCATTCCAGCAGAAACACTCAATCTCATCGAAGGCATAGCAAAGGATTGTGCCGATAAAATGGAGACCGAGGGTGGTGATCTTGATCAGGCTGCACTTATGAAAATGATGGGTAGCATGCTTGGTGGACTTCCAAAAAAATAAACCTTAACTTATATTAAATGAAGGCTTGGTTCGAAGATCCAAAGCAATTGATTGACAGTGGTGAGATTAATCAATTTTGGCCAAATAAGAATCAAACACCAGAACAACGCATCAATGCCGCGTCCCGTTTTATCATTTACACGACATGTGCAATTTATTTAATTCGCCGTGATCCACGGATTTTCATTTTGGGTGGCACTATCTTGGGTGTTCTTTATGTTATGCATAAATCGAATATGGTCAAGGAAACTTATAGATTGAGTGTATCAAATGACGGATGCCATCTTCCAACGAAAGATAATCCAATGGGCAATGTTTTGATTACTGATTATACAGATGCTCCAAATAGGTTATCAGCGTGTTATTATCCAACAGTCAAGCCGTATGTGAAGCGTTACCTTGACGACCGTATTCCATATGATTCGGGTAGATCCAGATCGCCATTGCCTATATATCAGCAAAACGCGTCTGCGAGACAATTTGTAACGACCCCCGTTTCACGTATCCCAGGGGATCAAACAGCTTTCGCCGAGTGGCTCTACGGTCCCAAGAATGGACCCATGTGCAAGAGTGCTTCCAAATACTGCAATCCAAATGCCAGAGGTGTTCAACTTGAAGCGTTTGGTGGAATCGGTTACGATGGTGATAAGAGATCTGGTATGTTTGGTGGTGGAAACGGTTCCGCTTAGACGATAAATAAATCTTATGTAATAATAAATGGCATATCAGCTTCAGCCTGGTTTATCAATTGTCCAAAACGCCGGCGCGATAGCTCCTGTAAAAGCGACAGACGAAGTTTTCGTCTATCCTCAGCCCAGTTCATTGAACTGTGGTGGTTGCCGTCCAAACACAATGTTGTATGGTACGGCGCCATACATGGCTGGTAAAGGTGCTCCCTCCAGTCTTATTGACACAAGTGATCAACTCAGACCTCAAACAACGTCACGATTTAACAAGGTGGTTGTTCCAACATACGAACGACGTCTGTTCCCACTTACAAATATGGAATGCAAAGTTCCACTTCGTACTATGAACTATGAACCATCAAGTACCCGTGCGGAACTTCAGAACGAACTCTTTGATCAAAGATACGCTAATAAAAATGTTAATAACAAATAAGAATGGCCGATCCCATTTCGCTCGCAGCTGTCGCCGGTTTGATCTTCGCGGGTCGGGCACTGAGTGATAAAACTGAACCAGCTAAGGTTGTTCAACGGAATGTTAATGAAGAACTTAAGGAAGATACTCCAGTCGATAGAGAATTTATATATGAAGAACGTACAGAGTTTGAACCACGTGTCGAAGTACCAGCTAAACAGGAAGTCGAGAGTTTTGCTGATATTGGGCGACAATCACGGACTGGTGGTCAGGAACTGCTTACCATGCGGGATCGTATGTATGATCGTGGTATTATGAATAACTTATCCCCAATTGAGAAGCAGATGGTTGGTCCCGGTTTAGGTGTTGGTGCCGAAACCCCTGCCGAAACCCCAGCGGTTGGTGGTTATCAGCAAATGTTTAGGGTGAATCCCATTAATGTCGGTGAGTACAGGTTGACAACACTCCCAGGCCGTTCCGGTCCAGCTATGGATATCACAGGTGGTAGATCGGCGGTTGTTGGACAGCTTACACATAATATGCCCGAAAAGACCGCTTACTTGCCTTCTCGGTTACCAACTATGGCTGGTCGTGCACAGGGTGTGACTGGTCAGGTGCCACGTGCGAGTCACCAAAAGACGATGCGAACAACGAATCGTTCGGAAACTGGTCTACGCAGCGATGGTTTGGGTTTCAATGGAGCGAAGCGTTTTACATCAGCTTTGAGTATCGCTCAAGATCCAACTCGATTCAAGAATGATCGCAATGATGAGCAATACATTTACAACAACCAACCAACACCTGGTATTCACAGCTTCCACGGTGCTTACACGAATAGTGCCGCGAGCCAGGTTACTTCGAAGACTAATGAGGAATTGATGAAGTACGGCTTCCGCCCAGAAGACCGACGTGGTAAGGCGAATCGTATGGGTAACCCAGGCCGTATGAATGTGACACAGACACG